CAGACACAGGATTTACAGGAACATTATTTAAAGAAAATTATTTAACATACATACAAGACATATTTAATAGTAAAAGAAGATTAACAAAACTAAAAGCCTATTTGCCTTTAAAGATTATTTACAAGTTAAATATGAATGATAGGGTAGTTATTAATAATCAAAGTTATAACATAAACAACTTAACTACTAATTTAATAACAGGAGAAAGTTCAATCGAATTACTTAACAATAATTATATTAATAATGTATCTGGAAACTTTAGGGTATTAACAGATGTTTATCAAACATATCCTAATTATTCTAATTATTATTATGACAGTCTAATAGGAGATGCACAAAATTTATCGAATGGAGATGTTATATATACAGACCAAGCACTAACAACAACATTAACAGCAGGAACTTATTATCAGGAAGGTTCAAGCGAAACAACAACAAGATGTACAGATAGTTCATATCTTATGAGTATGACAGTAAATTCATCAGGAGTTATTACAAACATATTATGTGGTCAACCTTAAAATTATGATAAAAAATATATTAGAGTTACTAAAGATCGTAGACGGAGAAACCGAAAGCATTAGAATTGCACAAGGTAAATATAAAATACCTGAAACCTTTAAAGAAGGATTTAAACAAATTAAAAGAGAAATAAAATGGCAGAAGTAATACAAGTCCAATTAGACATAGAAACTAAAAAAGCTGAAAAAGGGGTAGATAACCTAACAGACGAAATAGTTAATCTTAATAAAGAAGTTAAGAAAGGTAATGAAGAAACTGCTAAAGGTTTAAAAGGTGTAGAAAAAGCATCTGATAAAACTGCTGGAGGTGTAAGAAAAATAGGTAGTGCATTAAAAGCATTGGGTATTGGACTTATAGTAGCTGCTTTTGCAAAGTTTACAGAAGTTCTAAATGAAAACCAAAAGGTAGCTGACTTTTTCTCTATTACTTTTGAAACATTGTCATTAGCTTTTAATGATTTGTTTAACTTTATATTTGACAATACTCAAGGCATCACAAATTTCTTTAAAGCAGCGTTTGATGACCCTATACAAAATATGATTGATTTTGGTATTGCTATCAAAAATAATATTATAGAAAGAATACAATCTTCAATAGATACATTAGGGTTTTTAGCAGAAGCAGTAGTAAAAGTATTTAAGGGAGACTTTGCAGGTGCATTAGATTCAGCTAAAAATGCAGGTAAAGAATTAGTAGATGTTGTTACAGGTGTTGATGATTCATTTGACAAAACAGTAGAAGCAGTAGATAAAGTTGTTACAGCTACTACTAACTATGTTAAAGAAACAGTTGAAGCAGCAACAGCAAATGTTAACCTTGCTAAAACAGCAGAATTGGCAGCAGTACAAAATCAAGGGCTTATAGAAAAATATGATCTACAAGCAGAAACATTAAGACAAGTTAGAGATGAAGAAAGAAATACTATAGCTGAACGTAAGAAAGCAAATGATGAATTAAAAGCAGTATTAGACGAACAAGAAAAAGCAATGTTAGCTAATGCAAACGCTATACTTAATGCAGCTCAAGCACAATATGATAAAAACGATAGTGATAAAAATCAAATAGCTTTGATAGAAGCACAAAACGAATTGTTAGCAGTTCAAGCACAAGTTGCAGGGTTTAGGTCAGAACAAAAAGCAAATGATTTAGCATTAGATAGGGAACAAAAAGAATTGAATCAATCTATAAGTGATGGAGAAGCAGAAAGAAATAAAGCGCAATCAGAATTTACTGCAGAACAAATAGAAAATGATTATTTAAGACTACAGGCTCAATTAGATATTGCTAAAAAAGAAAGCGAAATAGAATCTAAAAGGTTAACAGAAAAAAGAGACCAATACAAACAAGGTACACAAGCCTATGAAGATGCCAACAACGAACTATTAGCATACCAACAAGAAAATGCAAATACACAAGTACAAATAGAAAAAGACTTAAATAAATCTAAAAAGGATTTAACTACACAAGCCCTAACTGATATGGCTACTATTGTAGGTAAAAACTCAAAGTTTGGTAAAGCTATAGCAATCGTACAAGCTATTAGAGATACTTACGCAGGGGCAAACAAGGCATTAGCTCAAGGAGGTATATTTGGGTTTATAGGTGCAGCAGCAGTTATTGCAGGAGGTATAGCAAATGTAAAAACAATAACATCAACACCAGAACCAACACCACCAGCAGGGGCATCAGTAGGAGGAGGTTCAGCAATTCCCCCAACACCATCTGCTCCACCAGCTTTTAATGTAGTAGGTCAAGGGGAAACAAGTCAGTTAGCAGATGCTATAGGAAGTCAAGCAAGTGAACCAGTAAGAGCATACGTTGTAAGCAACGATGTAACAACTGCACAAGGGCTTGAAAGAAATATTGTAGAAGGAGCTACTATATAAATGCAAAATTTTTAATTAATAACGTTATATAAAATATGAAGATAGTCGAATTAATCCTTGACGAAAATCAAGAAGAATCTGGAATCGAAGCAATATCCATAGTTGAAAATCCTGCCATAGAAGAAGATTTTGTTGCTTTAAAAAGTAATGAAATAAAACTTGCAGAAATAGATAAAGAAAAAAAGATATTAATGGGAGCTTTATTAATACCTAACAAGCCTATATATCGAAATAATGGGGAAGATGAATATTATATATACTTCTCTAAAGATACGGTCTTAAAAGCCTCCCAAATGTATTTGACAAAGGGTAACCAAAACAATTCAACATTAGAACACCAACATTCATTAAGTGGTTTAAGTTTAGTAGAATCTTGGCTTGTTGAAGATGAAGTACACGACAAATCAAGAAAGTATGGAATGAATGTGCCAGTAGGTACTTGGATGGGAGCTGTAAAAGTCAACAATGATGAAGTCTGGAATGACTATGTAAAAACAGGTAAAGTCAAAGGATTCTCTATAGAGGGTTACTTTGCAGATAAAATGGAACGTCCAAAAGAATCAATAAAAGAAGATATGTCAGAAAAACAAGCAGACCTATTATTAAGTCAAATAGAAAAAATAGTCAAAGGCGAAAAAGTTGAATTAGCTTTAGTAGACGATTTAGAAAAACAATACAAGAAAATTAACAATGCTAAAGATGAAATTACTAAAGAAGCAAATCGGATAGGCAAAGAAATATTTAGTTTTAGAGATACATTAAATAACTTCAAAACAACTTCATATATTACTTTACTTGGCAAATATGAAAATGCAGCAAAAGATTTAGGTGTAAAAATAGATAATAAATATAGTAAAGCACTTAATGAATATCAAGATGAAAAAAGTAAACAATCTAAAAGATTTTTTTAAAATAAATTAAAATATAACTATGAGTAAGCATATAAACAAAATATTCAGTATGATTCAAACTGAATTAAAATCAGAAAAAGTTGAATTAGAAAAAGTGGAGTTAAATGTTGTAAAAGATATCCAAAAAGAGATAGCCTTTTACAAACAAGGTTTTTCAGATATGGAAAAAAAGAACTCCCTGCAAATTGATGCTATGAAAAAAGTGTTTAAAGCACAAGATAATTTAGAAAAAGCTATCAAAAATGCTCGTAATTCTTCTGTAGTTAAAAGATTCAGCAAGTCTTATAAAATATTAGATAATGCAGAACAACAAGCAAAAGAATTAGGAGTTGCATTTAGAGACATAAAAGGTTTCACAGACTTAACTTCCCTAATGGGTAAAGTAGAAAAAAAATTAGATGAAATAAAATCTATGGCTAAAAGAGGAGAAAGTTTTTTAAGATAATAAATGTATAAAAAACAATTTTTTCCAAGTCATTCAAGTCCTAAAAGTTCAAGACGTGCTTGTTTATGTAAAGACAAAAATACTTATTCAAGAAAATGTTGTGATGGCTCTTTATGGGCACAAGGCATAGGAGTTATATCAAGAACAATTTGAAAATGCAAAAAAATTAATTAACCACGTTATATATATAATTATGAAATCAACTGAAATGTTAAACCAAATCAAGACGCTTCTAAATATTGAAGTGAAACTTGAAGAACAAAAACTTGAGAACGGTACTCGTGTTGAAGCAGAATCGTTTGAAAAAGGTAAAGAGATATTCATTCTTACAGATGACGAAAAAGTTGCTATGCCAGTAGGGGAATACCTACTTGAAGATGGTAGACTAATCGTAGTTGCAGAAGAAGGAATTATCGATGACGTTAGAGAAGTATCTGACGAAGTACCACAAAAGGAAGAAGAATCTAAAGATGAAACTGAAGATTTAAAAGAAAAAGAAGAAGAAATGGAAGAAGAAGCTGACGTAGAAGACTGGGCTGGTATGGAAAAAAGAATTAAAAATCTTGAAGATGCCATTGCTGACCTTAAATCTAAAGTAGGCGAAAGCAATATGGAAGAAGAAGAAGTTGAAATGGAAGAAGAAGTTAATAGACAACCTAAATCCAGAACAATTAAAGAAGAATTTAACGAAGAAGTTAACGAGCAAGTAAAGGAAGAATTATCACAACCTGCTGCTGCTCCAATCAAGCATAATCCAGAAGCTGGAAATGCAAAAAAAGAAAATTTTAGAATCGCACCAAACAGAAAGCCTTCTACAATGGACTATATATTAAATCAATTAAATAAATAAAAATAAAAAATTATGCCACAACCAACTATTACTACTACTTATGCTGGAGAATTTGCAGGTAAGTACATCGCTGCTGCTCTTTTGAGTGGTAACACATTAAGTCAGGGTGCTATCGAAATTAAGCCAAACATCAAGTTTAAAGAAGTTATGAAAAAAGTTGTTACTTCTGGTTTAATTACTGATGACTCTTGTGACTTTACATCTGCTGGGTCTGTAACACTTACAGAAAGAATTATCCAGCCATCTGAATTTCAAGTTAACCTTGAATTATGTAAAACACCTTTTGAATCTGACTGGGGAGCTGTATCAATGGGCTATTCTGCTTTTGATAACTTACCACCTGATTTTTCAAGTTTCTTAATTGCTCACGTTGCAGAACAAGTATCTGCTTCTACAGAAAACAATATCTGGCAAGGAAATCTTGGAGGCGCACAAGCTGGAGAATTTGACGGATTCACAACTTTAGCTACTGCTGATGCAGACGTAATTGACGTTGCTGCTGTTGGTGGAGGTGTAAATTCTGGTAACGTTATTGCTGAATTAGGTAAAATTGTTGACGCAATTCCATCTACATTATATGGTAAAGATGACTTACACATTTATGTTTCACAAAACATCGCTAAAGCGTATGTAAGAGCATTAGGTGGATATGCTGCTATAACAAATGTTGCAGGAACTGAAAATGTAGGTTCTGTTGGAGCAAATGGTATTGACAATAGAGGTACACTATGGTATGCAGGAGGAGAAAATCTTTCTATCGATGGTGTAAAAATCTTTGTTGCTAATGGTTTACCAAACAACTATGCAATGGCTGCACAAAAATCTAACTTATTCTTTGGAACAGGCTTAATGTCTGACTACAACCTTGTTAAGCTAATTGATATGGCTGACATTGACGGAAGTAAAAACGTAAGAGTAATTATGAGATTTACTGCTGGAGTACAGTACGGAATAGGTTCTGAAATAGTTCTTTATTCTTAATAAATTAAATTAACCAAAAATTAGGGTAGGTGGGGATAACCTACTTACCCTTTTTTTATAAAATAAAATATAAACTATGGCTTGTACATTAAACACAGGGAGAAAGTTACCTTGTAAAAGTGCCTTCGGTGGCATAAAAACAGTTTGGTTTGGTGATTTTGGAGGTATTACAGGAGTTACAGTAGATTCATCTACAAAACAAGTAACAACTATTTCAGGAACACAACCAGATTGGTATCAATTCGATGTAAAAGGAAATTCTTCACTTGAAACTACTGTAACAAGTTCAAGAGAAAATGGAACTACTTTTTATACTCAAACATTAAATTTAACATTAACATACCTTGATGCTCAAACTCAAGCTGAATTGCAAGACATAGCTGTTGCAAGACCTTATGTAGTTGTTGAAGATTATTACGGAAATCAATTCTTATGTGGGCTTGAGAATGGAATGGAGTTTGTTTCAGGAACTGTAGTTTCTGGTGCTGCTGCAGGAGATTTATCAGGATTCACTTTAGTAATGGAAGGACAAGAAGAATTAGCTCCTTACTTTTTAGATTCAGGATTAATTGTTGGTGATGCTACTCAAATCACACCAAACTAATATTTATTGATATTAAATTAAGAGCATCCTTTGGGGTGCTTTTTTTTTGCTCTTATGTTTTCACAAAATAACTTATTTATTACGTTATATATAAAATGATTGTATTAAAGACCATAGCTACTGCTCAAAACTTTAAAGTAATACCAAGAGTTTACGCTGATGAATTTACTTTATCTATAAGAGACGATAGTACAAACGTAAAACAAATATATGAAGTTACAGGAGCTATAACATCTGGAAATTATTTAACATTTTCACAAGCTTTTAGTCCTATACTTGTTGAAGGTCATTTTTACGATTTAGAATTATATACAGACCCAAATTTTTGGAATACTAATTATTTTCTTTGGGAATTATATAATGAATTTTGGAATGTAGATACAACAAACATTGTAGATATATATAAAGACAAGATTTTCTGTACTGACCAAGAAATAGATCAAATGGATAATTTATACTATAACATAAATCAAGGTCAATACATTACAGATAATTCTTATAATAATGATTACATTGTAATATGAAAAATAGAAAAAGAAATAGTTTAGGTCAATTTGTAAAAGAATCTAAATCTGAAATTAGTTTTGTTAATTTAAGTACATATACAAGTCCAGACATTGTAGAAGTACCTAATCAAGAATGGGTAGGATATGGAGACGATAACAACTATTTTCAATTTTTAATTGACAGATACAATGGAAGTCCAACAAACAATGCTTGTATAAATGGTATATCACAACAAATTTATGGTAAAGGTTTAGGAGCTACAGATTCAAGTAGAAAACCAGATCAATACGCTGAAATGATTACACTTCTAAAAAAAGATGTAGTTAGAAAAATATGTTATGACTTAAAACTTATGGGTCAAGCATCTTTACAAATTATATATTCTAAAGACAGAACAAGAATTGCACAAATAGAACATATACCAGTTGAAACATTAAGAGCTGAAAAAGCAAACGAAGATGGCGATATTCCTGCTTACTATTATTTTAAAGACTGGGCTAAATTAAAACCAAGTGACAAACCATTAAGAATACCAGCTTATGGAATGTCAAAAGAAAACATAGAAATATATTACATAAAGCCATACAAGTCTGGGTTTTACTATTACGCACCTGTAGATTATCAAGGAGGCATACAATATGCAGAACTTGAGGAGGAGATAAGTAATTATCACTTAAACAACATAATGAATGGTTTAAGTCCTTCAATGTTAATCAACTTTAACAACGGAACACCTAATCCACAAGAAAGAGAACTAATTGAGCAACGTATAGCACAAAAGTTTTCAGGTAGTTCTAATGCAGGTAAATTTATATTAAGTTTTAATGACAATAAAGATGCACAAGCAGAAATAACACCAGTTCAGTTATCAGATGCACATAACCAATACCAATTCTTATCAGACGAATCACAAAGCAAAGTATTAGTAGCTCATAGGGTAGTAAGTCCAATGCTATTAGGAATAAAAGACAATACAGGGCTTGGAAACAATGCAGATGAAATAAAGACTGCATCCTTGCTTATGGATAACACCGTTATAAGACCGTTTCAGGAACTTTTAATAGATTGCTTTGATACTATACTATCTTACAATAATATTGCTTTAAACCTATACTTTATTACGTTACAGCCATTAGAATTTACAGATGTTGACAGAAGCGTACAAAGTGATGAAGAAATAGAAGAAGAAACTGGAATAAAAATGTCTACTGATCTTAAAGAAATAGACGGATTAGAAGTTTATGAAACTAAAGAAGAAGCAGAAAGACAGGCTGAAAAAATGGGATGTTCTGGTCATCACGAACACAAAGAGGGAGATAAGGTTTGGTATATGCCTTGTGAATCACACGATGAAATAGATTTAAAGAAACCTTGTCAAGCTGGATATGAGCAATATGGAATGAAAGTAAAAGGAGGACGTTTAGTTCCTAATTGTATTCCTATTAAAATGTCAAGTGAACTTGGAGAAGTTATATTAGAAAACTTAAAAGGAGAAGTTATTAATGACGAATGGGAACTTGTCGATGAATTACAAGAAGGTTCTGAAATTAGTGACGAAGATTGGGCTAACATTTGTATTGATGAAAAAAAGAGTTTATTTCAACAACTAAAAGACGAAATTACTGCAAAACCAGATGGCTTTAGTTATTTAGATTCTAAAAACTATAAGATTAGATATAAATATGCTGTAGGTTCTAAAAAACCAAGTAATTCAACAAGAGATTTTTGTGAAAATATGATGCGTTTATCAAGATCAGGTATTGTCTATAGATTAGAGGATATTGACAAAGCGTCAAGACAAGGTGTAAATAAACAATTAGGTCATAAAGGTAAAGCGTATGACTTGTTTAAATTTAAAGGTGGAATTTATTGTAGACATAAATGGATGAGACAATTATATAGGTTAAAGAAAAACACTAAACCTTCAAAGGATTTAAGCGACTATAAAAAAACAAGAACGATACCAAAAACATATATAAAGAATCCAAGAGGTACTAAACAATCAGAAATAGCACCTGTTAATATGCCTAATCAAGGAGCATACCCAAAATAGAAAACTATGGCAACAGCATTATTTATAAATAGAACCGACCTTGTTAGAAATTCCATAATAGATGGAAATGTAGATACTGATAAATTTATACAGTTTATCAAGATAGCACAAGAAATAGATATACAAAACTATACAGGAACTGACTTATACAATAAAATATCTACATTAATAGCTAATGGAGAAATTGATGACGTAGCTAATGCTAAATATAAAACATTACTAAACACCTATTTACAACCAATGTTAATATGGGCAGCTCAAGTATATTATATTCCTTTTGCAAGTTATGCTATAAAAAATGGGGGTGTATTTAAACATAGATCAGAAACAAGCGAAACAGTAAGCAAAAACGAAGTAGATTATTTAGTAGATAAGGCTCGTGAATTTATGGAATATTATTCAAGACGTTTTATTGATTTTATGTCATTTAATCAGTCAGATTATCCTGAATACACAAGTAATACAAATGATGACATATATCCTGACTATGACGCTTTATTTAATGGGTGGGTATTATGAGATATAAACCAAAACAAAAAAATATAGAAAAACTAAAAACGTTTTTAAAGAAACAAGAAAAAAATAAAAAATATGGCAAGTCTATTTAACACAAGAATATCAGATACTTATTCAGGGCTAATCAAAACTATTGATAATGCTGCCTTAACTTCAAGTTTAAAAGAGCTAACAGACGGTTCTGGTTTAGCAAGTGGCGTATTTATGAATACTGCTGGAGATTTTAAAGTTACTGCAATACTTGAATTTGGTTCTTTAAAAGATACAGGAGAAAACATTACAATAAGCAAATTTGTAGATGCTGCTGATGGCATTGGAAACAACGACAACGATACAACAATCCCTACAACTGCTGCAATTATAGATTATGTAGCTGCACAAATTACAATAGAAGATTTAGATTTTACAGGCGATACAGGTTCTGGTCAAATAGATTTAGATTCACAAATATTTGCAATAGGTGGAACAACTAACGAAATTACAACAGTAGCTTCAGGTCAATCAATAACATTTTCTTTAGATTCAACAGGTGTTAACTTACCTGATAATTCAACTGCTATCACACAAACAGCAGGAGATAATTCAACAAAAATAGCTACAACATCTTATGTAGATACTTTAGATGCTGCATCTGATTTAGATTTTAGTGGAGATAGTGGAACTGGCGATGTTAATTTAAACACACAAACATTCGCAATAACAGGTACTGCAAATCAAATAGAATCTTCTGCTTCTGGTCAAGGTTTAAGTTTACAATTCCCAAGTGCAGGTGTTACATTACCAAATGGTTCTGTAGCTACAACACAAAGTGCAGGAGACAATAGTACAAAGGTAGCAACTACTTCTTACGTTGATACACTTGATGCAGCTTCTGATTTAGATATAACAGATGGCACAAATACAGGAGATGTAAATTTAAACACTCAATCGTTAAGTATTTTAGGAACAGCAAATGAAATAGATAGCGTTGTAAGTGGTCAAAGCGTAACTTTAGGGCTGCCTAATCAAATTAATGTAAACGTACAAGGTAACCTAACAGGAAACGTTACAGGAGACGTTACAGGCGATTTAACAGGTAATTCAGCAGGTACTCATACAGGAGCAGTTGTAGGAAATGTAACAGGAAATGTTACTGGAAATGTAACAGGAGACCTAACAGGAAATGCAGATACAGCTACAAAATGGCAAACTGCAAGAGATTTATCATTAACAGGTCAAGCAACAGGTACAATATCAAGTGTTGATGGTTCAGGAAATGTAAGTGGTGCTGTAACGTTAGATAATAATTCAGTAACGGGCAAAGTATTAACAGGATTAACTTCTCCTTCTGCTTCAAGTGTTTTAGCAACAGATACAATAGTTGAAGGATTTGGAAAACTACAATCACAAGTAAACGGATTAGCTGGTGGTTTAAGATTTATAGGTTCTTGGGATGCAGATACTAATTCGCCAGTATTAAGCGATGGTGGTGGGGAAGCTGCAAACGGAACAACAACAGGTGTTCAAGCAAATAAATTAATTGATAGTTCTGCAAGTTTTACTTCAACAGTAACTGTAGGAGATCAAGTAGTAAACCAAGTAGATGGTCAAACAGCATTAGTTTCAAACGTAGATAGTGATACAACACTTTCTTTAGATGCTGACATAATGTTAAGTGGAGAAGCATATACAATAGATAATAGTCCTTTTATAACACAAGGACATTATTATGTTGTAAGCGTTGGAGGTACTACTACATTAAATGGCGTTTCAAATTGGACTGTAGGAGACTGGGTTATTGCAGGAGCAAACAATCAATGGACTAAATTAGATCATAGCCAAGTAGACGGAACAGGAACAACAGGAAA